AAACGATATAGTTATATCCATAATTGAGAAGGGGGGGGGTTGATTTAGATATTAATAACAACAATATGAGTAAAGGGAGAAAAAAAATACCAACAGAAATAAAAAAAGCTAGAGGAACTTTGCGAAAATCCAGAGAGCTTGATTCTCAAATGGAAGTCCAAAAAGTTGATGCAATTCCAACGGCTCCAAAATGGTTGTCACCCATTGGTGAGGAGCAATTTAATGTGGTAGTAAATCAGCTCAATAGTCTAGGAATGTTGTATGAAATTGACCTCAAATTGATTGAAGCATACGCAAACTCTATGGCTTTACACATAGAATGCGAACAACAATTGAGAATAAATGGAAGAATTATGGTGTATCGTGACGAGGAAGGAAACCCAAAACACTCACAAATTGTTCCCTTGCAAACAGTATCAAAACAAGCACTTGACCAAGCGGTCAAACTTGCGGTTCAATTTGGCATCACTCCATCCTCAAGAACAAAAATATCAGCTCCTCAAAAGCTAGAGATTAAGGATAATGAATTTAATTTTTTTGATTGATGTTAAAAATTGGGACAGACTTTTCGGGAATTGGGGCACCAGAACAAGCATTAAAAAAACTTGGAATAGAACACAAGTCAATGTTTGCGTGTGATGTTGACAAATATGCACAGCAGAGTTTTTTAGCTAACTATAAAACCGAACAATTTTATGACGACATCACAACAAGAAATCACAAAGAAACACCATATGTTGATTTGTATGTTGCGGGGTTTCCGTGTCAGGCGTTTTCAATGGCGGGAAAACGAAAAGGATTTGACGACACGCGGGGAACTTTGTTTTTTGATTTGTTAAATTATCTAAATGAAACACGACCAAAATATTTCATATTAGAAAATGTGAAAGGTTTAATCAGTCATGACGGTGGGAAAACATTAGCAATCATAATGGATTGCCTTGCGAAAACGGTCAATGGTCAATATTCATTCACTATGTATGATGAGGGATTGAACTATTATGTCTATTATAAAGTATTAAACACAAAGGATTTTGGAATCCCACAAAACCGCGAAAGAATTTTCATCGTTGGTTTTCGGGATGAAAAACATAATTTCAAATTCCCAAAAAAAATCCCCTTAGAGTTAAAGTTAAAAGACATTGTCACAAAATTAGATGAGGTAGACAAAAAATATTATTTAAGTAAAACCGCAATAAATAAAATAGAAAGACATAAAAACACCTCGTTGAATAATGATATATCTAACACTATACACGCGGGGTATTATAAAATGGGGGGGCGTGACCAACAATATATAAGTTGCAACAAAATATCAAATGATAATAAATCTACTTTCAGAGTGACAGGTTGTGCAACACGTGGACGAAAACGAAATGGTGCGAATCAATATTCGGGTGAATTAGAAGTGCGAGACGATGAACTTGCAAACACAATCACCACGGTTCAGCAAACAAGTATGTTGAAAATTGATACTGATAAAACTTTTATTCGTAGATTAACACCCTTAGAATGTTTGAGGTTGCAAGGATTTCCCGATAGTTTTTATCATAAATGTAAAACGGAAGGGGTGAGCGATACTCAATTATATAAACAAGCGGGAAATTCAATGACGGTCAATGTTATGTCTGCACTAATAAATGAAATATTAAAAAACGAAAACAATGGCAACTAAAAAAAATGTATGGAGATACACTCCTAATAAAAGAAAAAAAAGAAAAGGTCAACACGCTAAAAGTAAAACGAGTCTCAATAAAGGTTCTCAAAATTATATTAAACGAAAAAGAGGTCAAGGGAAATGAAATATAAATTTGACAAACACAAGGCAAATCGTGCGGTTGCTTTCATTGAAACTTTTTTGACTCATACTAAAGGGGAACTCGGAGGACAAAAATTCATATTAGAGAAGTGGCAAAAGGACAATATTATTAAACCGCTTTTCGGATGGGTTGATGAAAATGGACTCCGAAAATATCGGACTTGTTATATAGAGATACCGCGTAAAAATGGCAAGAGTAATCTCTCAGCTTGTATCGCCTTATATATGCTTTTTTCTGATGGTGAGATTGGTGCTGAGGTTATATCGGCGGCGGCAGACAGGAATCAGGCGAACATCGTCTTTTCCATAGCCAAACAAATGGTGTTAAATTCTAAGGAATTAAGCAAGAGGTCAAAGGTGTTTCGCAACTCAATCACCCTAGAAGATAAAGGGAGTTATTATAAATCTATTTCAAGCGAGTCTAACACCGCACACGGAATGAATATATCTTGTTGCATCTTTGATGAGTTACATGCCCAAGGGAGAAACCGAGACCTCTGGGATGTTTGCACAACCTCCATAGGTTCCAGAAAATCACCTCTAATTGTAGCAATCACCACCGCGGGTTTTGACAAACAGTCTGTTTGTTATGAGGTATCACAATATGCGACCAAGGTGAGAGATGGGATAATTGATGACCCAAGTTTTTTGCCCGTCCTATATAGATGTGAAGATGGAGACGATTGGAAATTGGAATCCACTTGGAAAAAATGCAATGCGGGATATGGCACAATAATTAAGGAGGAGTATTTTAAACAACAATTTAATAAGGCAATGAATACCCCAAGTTTTCAAAATACGTTCAAGAGATTACATTTGAACATCTGGGGAACGGGTAGTGAGACCGCTTTTATCACAGATGAGGAGTGGATGAATTGCAATATCAGTCCAATAGATTTAAAAAAATTAGAAGGACGAGACGCGTTTGCGGGACTTGACCTTGCGTCTACGCGAGATATATCGGCACTTGTTTTGATATTTCCTGATGACGATGGAAACATGGAGGTCGTTCCATTTCTATTTGTACCTGAAAGTAAAGTGACACAAAGGATTGGAGGGGATGGTGTTGACTATTTAACTTGGTGTCAACAAGGATTTTTGATTCAAAGTGAGGGAAATGTTCAGGACTATAATTTAATTCAAACTAAATATATGGAATTAGCGGAGCGATTTAATATCATATCCTGTGCATTTGACCGATGGAACTCCTCACAATTAATCATAAATTTAATGAATGAAGGATTGACATTCAACCCAATCGGTCTGGGATTCGTAAGTCAATCAGCACCAACCAAATATTTTGAGAGTCTAGTATTAGACAGAAAAATCAATCACGCGGGACACCCTGTGATGCGATGGATGGTATCAAATGTCGTATGTCAAGAGGATGGGGCGGGTAATATTAAAATCCACAAGGGTAGAAGTCGGGACAAAATTGATGGTGTTGCATCTTTGATTATGGCTATCGCTGAATATATGAACAGTTTAGGTGAAGATGGAGACTCAATTTATAGTGACAGAGGATTGATATTCATATAAAAATTCCCTATAAACACACCCAAAAGAAAAAACTTTCAAAAAACTTTCAAAAAAATTAACAGAGGTAGAACAATCTTTTTTTACTTTTTTCATACTTTTTAGGAAAAAAAACTTGTGAGAATCAATTATTTATAATATGTTTGTGTAAACAACAACAAATAGTTGTTCATTGAAATACTGAAAAACAAAATAAAGCAAGTCAATTCCTGACTGAGAGAAAGTTGGTTTCATTACGCAAGTGCAACCTAAAGTTTTAAAAGGTGAAGTTCCTTTCAAAATAAATGTGCCTTTCTAAAGTTTAATGAAAAGAAAACAGAGAAGATTTAATTATATTAAATGTGGAATTAGTAATCACAAAGTCGCCTTGGACACTTTTTGTTTTTCAGTAGTTCTTTTAAAATTAGAGTGTAGTATAAATTGCAATTTATACTATGCTCTTTTTTTGTTTCAAAGAAAAAATTCCCTAAAAATACCCCCAAAAGAAAAAACTTTCAAAAAACTTTCAAAAAAATTAACAGAGGTAGCACTATTTATTTTTACTTTTTAGGCACATTTGAGGCAAAAAAACTTGTGGGAACCAAATATCCGTATTATATTGCAGTATATTAATAATTAAAACACAATACAAAATGGAAAATTTAGATAACAAATCAGAATTAAAAACAAATTTAAAATTAGACCAAAAAGTTACACAATTACTTTTAAATGGTGGAGCAATTGTATCAAGCCACGTTGGTATTAACAAAAAAAATAGAACACATTTTGTGGGGTTAATACGTATGCCCAAAGGCAAATTTATAAAAGACACAAGAGAGGGTGAATTATATGAAAATAATTATTTTGAATATGCAATTATTGAAAATTTATGGCACGATGATTTTTTAGAAAATAAAACCATAGAAAACGCACACAATGAAGTTGTTATAATACAAAAGCACGTTAAAGAAGATATAAGAGTGATGCGAAATTTAACACGTAGCAGATACAACAAATCAAGACATTTATTTAAAAATTCACGTCGTTGGTCATTAAAAAATAACTAAATAAACAATAACAGGGGGGTGAGAATCCCCCCATTAATAAAGGTGTTAAGAGCATCACACAATATGGAAAATTTAATTAACAAATGGGAGAAATTACAAAGAAGATATTATAATTTATTTGCGGTGTCAACTTTAGCAAAGTATTATCAAGAAATATTTGAAGAACCAACCGAGTGGAATAAAGAGTTTATCATTAATGCCTTAATAGCAGACGAACTAATTCATAGAAAAGAAGATGACAGAGAGAGTCTAAAATATGAAATACAATTAGTAAAACAAAATTTAAATAAATAATAACAGGGGGGTGAGATTCCCCCCATTAATAAAGGTGTTAAGAGCATCACACAATATGGAAAATTTAGATAACAAATCAGAATTAAAAACAAATTTAAAATTTAAAAATTGGAAGGAATTTCACAATGCTTGTTTTTTAGTTAAAATGGTTAGAGATGATAGTAGGTTATCAACTTGGGTAAAAGATAATGCACAGGATTATATTAGAATTTTAAGTAATGCAGGTGAAAAACCTGATGGCTCTATAACTTGCAGACAACACAAAGAAACAGCAAAAAACTTACAATATGGTTTTTTACACTTACAATACCGAGTAAAAACATATTGTAATAAAGATGTTCTTGAAACATATTATAATTTATGGAAATAATAACTAATAATAGGTGTTAGGAGCATCACACAATATGAAATACAACGACAAACTGATGATTGAATTTGCGAGACTATGCTCTAATAAAAGTGAGGAAGAAGTAGAAACGCAATTGCTAATGTTCAAAAGATTCTGGGTATTATTCACCAAGGATAAAACCAAAGAAGAAATGAACGAATTTTTTAACGACTAAATATCATAAATATGACAAATTATCAAGACTACCGATTTTGTTGCGGGTGCCAAAGATTGTCACTCATAGTAGAAAAAAAATGTTTTTTTTGCTCTAGCACCTTCATTGTTCATAGTGCAAAAGGAGATTTTAATAATCAAAAAGTTAAACAACATTATAAAAGAAAGAGACAATTATGAAAGTGTATATATTAAATCAAAAATTAAACAATTTAAATCCAACCATTGTGGGATTTTATGCTAATTTAAAACACGCCAAAAGTTCGCTCAGTAAAATCAGACGACACGTGCGAAAAAAATGGAAAAAAGAAACGGGAGAAATATTATATCCCCATGACGGTTTGAATATAACGTCAATAGAAATACCAATCACAAAAAAAGGAATTATTAACTCACTAAACATATTACTTAATTATGAAATATTACAACGCGAAAACAATAGTTAGTGGATATAAAATCTGCACAAGTTTAAGGGGAACACGATTAGTTGCGGTCCCGTATCTAGCTACACGCCAAACATCAATTATGGTGACACATAAAAAAATAAAAATGCTAATCACACAACACTCAAGAGTCTTGCACAAAGAAATGTTCAGAGACAAACATATTCCAAATCGGCACTATGTTTTGTATTATTACGAGTGGCTCCCTAATTATAAACAAATGACTTTATTTCCATAGTGATAATATATATTTAATTAGTATCTTTGTATACCACCTAGCATTTTAAGAGACAATGGGAATATTTGATTTTTTTAAAACAGAAAAAAGGAGTTCAAATTTTTTGACCTCGGCCAACCTTTATGGCACAAGCACAAGCGGAGTTCGTGTTAGTGAAAAATCTAGCATTGGACTTACTGCGGTTTGGGCATCAATCAGACTGTTGAGCGAAACAATCGCATCCCTTCCCGTTAATGTTTACCGCATGGATGAAACGTCAAAATTTATTGACTATGCTAATCCACTAAACACTCTAATATCTACAAGTCCTAGTCCTCAATATACAAGCTATAATTTTATTGAATCAATGATGACTAATTTGTTATTGTGGGGAAATGCTTATGCTCAGATAATTAGAAATGGAGGAGCGAGAGCAATTGAATTAAGAATCATCTCTCCTGAATTAGTGGAACCATTTAAATCAGATGATGATGGTTTAATATATTATAAGATAAAAGATTCCGCAATATTATCATCGCAAGAAATTTTACATATTGTCGGTTTTAGTTTTGATGGAATTAGTGGAAAATCACCGATTCAAGCGTGTCAACAGGCATTGGGAATTGGAATGGCTTCTCAAACCTTTGGAGCAAATTTTTTCGGAAGGGGAGCAAATCTATCGGGAGTCTTAGAACATCCCGCACGATTATCTGATGAGGCGGCTAACCGATTGAGAGAGTCTTGGAACTCAAGGTTTTCAGGGATTCAGAATAGTCATCAAACCGCTATATTAGAGGAGGGTGTGAAATTCAAACCAATAGGGATGCCCCTTGCAGACGCTCAATTCATAGAGACCAGAAGATTCAGCGTTGAGGAGGTTGCTCGTATATACCGAGTCCCTAATCACCTTATAAACGATTTGACAAAATCCTCATTCAATAATATTGAGCAACAATCTTTGGAGTTCACAAAGTACAGTTTAACTCCTTATCTGGTCAATTGGGAACAGGAGTTGAATCGTAAATTGTTACCATCAAGAGAGCAAGGAACTCACTTTTTTAAATTTAGGACAAACGAACTATTGCGTTCAGATGCTACAAGTCGGGCGGACTATTACACTAAACTGTTTAATATTGGTGCATTATCTCCAAACGACATTAGAAATATGGAGGATATGAATAAAATTGGTGAGGTAGGAAATAAACATTATGTTCCTTTAAATTTAGGGGACATTGAAAATAATAATAATAATAACGATAGCAATGGCGAATAAAAATAAAAAAATTGAAAACATAGAGAGACGAACATTCACCAATGAAATAAGAGTGGACAATTCTGAAAGCAGAGAGGTCGTGGGATATGCGAGTGTCTTTAATTCATTGTCAGAAAATCTCGGCGGGTTCCGTGAGCGAATAGACGAAAGAGCGTTTGATTCTGTTTTAGAAAATAATCCAGACACAAGAGCTTTATTTAATCACGACCCTAATCTAATTTTGGCTCGTACCACATCAGGAACATTGTCATTGTCAGTAAATGAAAAAGGATTAGAATATCGCTTTGAAGCACCTGACACGACCTATGGAAATGATTTACTCGTTTCATTATCGCGTGGTGATGTTTCGCAATCAAGTTTTGGATTTATTGTGGAGGAAGATTCTTGGGACCAAGATTCAGAGGGAAACACTATTAGAACAATTAATAAAATTGGACGCTTGTTGGACGTGAGTCCTGTGAGCTTCCCTGCTTATCCATCGGCAACAAGTCAAATCTCGGATATAGCAAAACGGAGTTTTTTAGAATATAGAACGGAACTAGAAAACAAAGAAAAAGAAAAAGAAAAAGAAGAAATTGAAAAACAAGACAAGGATTTATTTAAAAGGAATTTATTAGAAAAAAATTTAGAATTATTAAAACTTAAAAAAAATTAAAAAATGGATTCATTTAAATTAAAAGAGGATAGGTCTTTATTCGTAAAGAATATGGAATCTATCTTAGATGTTGCCAAATCTGAGGAGAGAGACCTCACAGAGGAGGAACAAAACCAATGGGACGGCTTTAATACTGAAATTGAGTCTATTGATAAAAAAATTGCTATTGCCGAAAGACAAGAGGAATTGAATAAGTCAATAGCGGCAAACATTTCAGCAACTAAGTCACAAGAACAACCAAAAGAATTGAGAGATTATTCTTTTCAAGACGCAATGAAACAATCTGTTTCAGGTAACCTTTCAGGTCTTGTGAAAGAAATGGACCAAGAAGCACGAATGAAACATCCTCACCAAGCGTTTAGAGGTGTTGGTATTCCTTCATCTGTACTTGAACACAGAACAGCGGACATCACAACCGCAGGAAGTTCAGCTACGGAAGTTATGTCTTTTACTGACCAATTAGAGGCAAATTTAGTCCTTGCGTCTGCGGGTGCTAATTTTTACTCAGGTGTAAACGATATGAAATTTCCTGTTGTTTCGGGAATCACGTCATCATGGGTTGTTGAAGATGGCTCGGGTGGTGATGCGGCACAATCGGGTGCAACAAGTTCGTTGACACTATCACCAAAAAAATTAATTTCAGTTGTTGAAATGTCGGCGGAATCAATGACACAAAACGCGGGATTGGAGGGTGTAATACGTAGAAATATGGCGGCAAGTGTTGCGTCTACTTTAGAGAATGCATTATTGACTGCGGGTGCGGACGACACAAATGCTCCAGCATCTATCTTTACAGATGCGGCGGCGGGTGCAACCGCAGTTGCGGCGGCGGACTTCATTAATCTTGAGGCAACAGTTTTAGGAAATAATGTTCCATTAGAAGGTGCGAGAATGGCATATATATTTGACAAGGACGCATATTCTTCTATTAGAGCTTTATTACAAACGACAGGTGTGGCGGCTCTTTGGAATCCTGCGGACAGAGAACTTAACAACTATTTTGGGTTCTTTAGCACAAATGTTGGAAACGGTGGAACGGCAAACAAAGCACACGCATTGTTTGGTGATTTCTCAAAAGTTCACATCGCACAATTTGGCGGACTTGATATCTTGTTTGACCCTTATACTAAGTCAAGACAAGGTGTTGGAAGTTTGGTTTGCACATCACTTGTTGATGGGAATGCGGTTCAAAATGACGTTGCTTTTGCAAGTCTTATTGAGGCGTAATTATATATTTAGTTTAGTTTTTAGATTAGGGAGGGGTCATTCCCTCCCTTTTTTATTATCAACAATATAAAAAAAATAAAATGATTAGATTAAATTTAGAATCCTCACCATCTGCAACGACCTTGATTTCTGTTTCAACCGCAAAAGAATTTTTACGGGTGACACACACAGGGGACGACTCATTGATTGCAACACTAATTGCGGGAGCTATGGAGGTGGCTCAAAACTTTACTAATAGAAAATTTCTAGAGTATGAATACAAATTGATAATGGCCACGTGGGATGATGTCTATGTTTCTAATTCATATAGTGGTAATCTTTATCGCGATGTGGCAACAAGTTTAAGTTCATATGGTGGTTATTATAGCAGATGGACGGGTTTGCAACAAATCCAATTTCCATATCCCCCATTAATTTCAGTCACACATATAAAATATTACGATACAACAGACACACAAACCACGTGGGATTCGTCAAATTATAATGTCGGAAAATTTATGAATCAAAAAGGATTTATTGAAATTAAAGACGGTGTCAGCACACCATCACTCTATAAAAGAGAGGACGCGATTGAGATACAATTTAAATGCGGATATGGAACATCTTCAAGTGATGTCCCTGACTCTATAAAACAAGCAATATTGTTGATTGTGGGAAAAATGTATGAGCTACGAGAGGACTCTGTGAGTAGATTACCAAAAGCATCCGAATATATTTTAGAACCTTATAGAATAAAAACATATTAAAATGAGAAAAGAATTTGTAAAAGCGGGAGAACTTGACACCCCTATTGATATTTATTATCATACTAATTCTCAAAATGAGTATGGAGAAATCACACAATCCAAAACTCTACTAAAAGTAGTGTGGGCGAAAATCATGCCAAAATCAGGAAAAGAAGATGTTGAAGATTCTATTATTGTTGCAAGAAATAATATTGATTTTTTAGTCAGGTGGGATGATGATTTGGAGCTTAATAGTGCGACAAAATCACCAGAGGAACATTTTGTTGTAAAATATATGAACAAGTATTGGAATATAAAAAGTATGTATTATCAAGGACGAGGTCTTGGTATTATTATAAAATGCTATTTCACGGATAATAATTAAGCTATGGGAATGGACTTTGATTATAATCCCTATTTTGACAATATTGCTTTTGACAAACGAGAGTTAAAAAGTATTATTAATTCTTTATATAAAATAGGGGATAGATTATTACCTAGCAAAACCAAACAAATAATTCGTAAATCGGTCAAACCTTTGCGAGACGAAATGAAGAGTCTTGCTCCTAAAAACACAAATCCGCCGAAATATAGATACTATGGCAGACGAAAAGATGTGATAAAATATAGGGCGGGAACATTAAAACGGTCGGTTGCAATATTTTCAGGAAAAAAAGGAATTTTTGTCGCTCCGAGAATTGGACGTTTAAACAAACGAGTTTTGGGAAAACCAAACCTTGATGGATATTATGCTCATTTTGTAATTCAGCAACAGTCGGGAGGTGGTTTTATTGAACAAGCAAGATTGAGCAAAAGACGGCAAGTGTTAACCAATATAGAATCAGAGGCAAGAAAAATTATTAAATGGTAGGGAAGGCAATAAAATTATTATTATCGGGTAATCTTACAACTTTGGAGGGTTCAAATCCTGAGTTTGTTTTATATGAAATGTTAGGAAATAATATTTTCCCAAATGTTGTTGCTCAAAATTATGGAACCCCCGCCGTTGTTTATACTATCACAGGAACCGAACCATCTAATATTAAATATAACAGGTCTCCCGCAACCACAATTGAATTTGATGTTGATGTTTTAACCGAGACATATTCAGAATTAATAAAAATATCAACTTTAATTCGGAGCAACCTTCATAGATACACAAATTCTTTTAATAGTAGTGACAACACAAAACAAGGTTATGGAACTGTGACCACCACCTATGGTCAATATTCCCCACCGTGTACGGGAACGATTCAATATGTGGGAGGGATGCAAATAGTTGGATTAAATTTTCTTAATTCAAGTGATTATTTTGACGAAACCTTGGAACTATATCGCAACACCCTTAATTTTAATCTAACATATTTAGATGACCCTAGTTTGTGGGGAACAGATTTTTGCATCAAATTGGACGATTTAAATTTAATGTCCACAACAAGTTCGGGAGGCAATCCATTATATACGCAACCCCTGTCACTTAATGATGGAGTTAATTTTTTATTTTGTCCCTCTGTTTATTCATCAACAACTAATGTAGAAGAAACCACAATGAATGGCGTTTATCCTGTTTTTCAGGACACATCGGGAACATCAAACACCTATCGTCCAAACATAAAAAAAGATTCCTCTAATCGCAGATATTTAGAGTTCGCAGAAAATAACCATTTAGATTCAATTTTGATGGGTTTTAATCAATTGAGAAGATATAAAGAATTCACAATTTTCACGGTTTTTAGCGTTCCTAATTCCACATATTTAGTAAAAGAAAGTGCGATAGTTTTTAAACCTGACGACACCTCAAATGCAGGGGTTGGAAATATCTTTTTTTATAATGAAAACGTGGGAGGAGAGACGGGAGTAACTAGCTATTATGTTTGTGGAACTTTTTTGGTGAATGACGGAACACCCATTTTGAGTCACGAAACACACCCATTGTTTAATATTATAAAATATCCATTAATTGGTTTAAATTCTGACGTTGATTTTTCTAATCCCGTATATTTTGCGTGTAATATTTCAAAAAATACATCCACACAATTAACGGGTCAAGCGTATTTAATAACAAGTAGCGATTTCAGTGTTTATGGAAATTTTAATATTTATACAGATTTAACATTAAATAGTACAAGCGGTGATTTCATTGATTGGTTTTTTAATTTCACGAGTCTACATAGTAACGTGACCGCATATAATACAAATAGTATGGGCACTATTGATATGAATGCCCCAATCAATTTATATGAGTTTGCGATATGTCCTGAAAAACTACCCTTTGGTTCTTCACGATTTTTGGAAATACAAAAATATATATTAGAAAAAAATAGCATGAATAAAACCTCTTAAAATGATTGGACGAGCGATACATCAAATACTAAAAAATAATATTTCAGATTTAAGTTCTGGAGATATTTATCCTGTAATTATTCCGCAAAACTCTAAGATAAACACAGGTCAATCCTATCCCGCAATTATTTATTCGGTGTTGTTGGATTATGTTGTGTCAAAACAAAAAACACCAAATATTTTAAAATCAAGCATCTCCCTTACTGTTGTGAGTGACAGTTATAAGCAAGTGGATGAAATCAGCACAAGTGTTAGAAATGTATTGGACAGATATCAAGACCTCACAAAAGAGGGAACAAATAATGTTAAAGGGTTTGTGGATAATCAAGGGAATCCCCATAATTTTTCAGCTAATATTGATATTAATAACATATTTTATATTGAGGAGGAAAACGATTACTTGGACGATTTATTTTTATATAGTAGGTCAAGCATATTTGATGTTTATTATTATGATAATTTAGGGGTATTCAGTTACGAGTCTGGAGGACCATCAGTCACCGACTCTGTGACCAATCCCTTGATTTTATCTTTAGACGCGACCAAAATAACCAACCAAGGTGAGGGAGCGTTAATGCAAACAACATTGGACAAATTCATACCAGATGATGGACAAGTGAAAAAAATATTTAATACGTTAGGAACGTATTATGCAAAAGAAACTCCAACAGAAACACAAAGCAAATATGATTCTTTTTTCACAACAGAAGTTGGAGAGATGCCATATTGGAGAAAAGAGAACCCATTTTCATATATGGAATTTTCGGGGGATATGTATTTACGAGCTTATAAAAGCACCTATAAAGATATATCATTGTCATACGGAGCATTGTTGATATTTATATATAGACCAACCGCGGTGGGTTATAATTATTTGTCTGGTAATCATATGGACATAAGTGGTGGTGAATGTGGGAATATGGTTTTAAGTCATAAGAAGGTGGGGAGTGACGTGACAATTCAATATAATCCGAGTGGTGGTTTCTTTTCATTTTTTGGTGACACAATAGATTTATTGACCTCCACAGATTTAACAAAATATTGGGATGCTGACATTCATTTTCTAGCTCTTTCAGTTGGTGGAAACAAAGCACAAACGGGGGGTGCAGTTAACAATGCGGGATGGTATGAATATTTCAATTCTAATTATAACCCACATTTGACAACGGGACAAATAAAAGCCGATAATAGTTTCTCAGGTAATAGCAATACTTATGATAATTCCCTTACCTTTGCAGGGTGGGGAGACGGAACCTTTGAAAGTGGTGGTTTTCAAATATATGAAACCTTACTTTTTATCCAACCCACCACAACAACCAGAATTGGAAGTGGATATAGTGTTGACTCAGCACCATTCCAACCAACCGATTTGATGTATAAAAAAATAAAAGATTACATATATGATAAATATGAATCATTAAA